CGTCAACCCATGCATCTTCCTAAATGAATCCCTGAAGGGGTCTGGGAGAAAGAACACATTGTACCTCTTACCCACCACCAAGTCCTCAACTTTGAGCCGAGGTTGCATTATTACACGCTCTGAATAAATTCCCAGTTCAGGTAGTCGCAGATCTTCTTCCAGATCTGATCGTGGGCGATCAAACGGTCCCGGGACTTGAGCAACGGAAAGTACACCTTGTACTCATCAAGATCCAGAAGCTCGAAGAACTTGTACAAGATGTAGGAGTAGGACAAAAAGTTCGTGCGGTCGTTTGGGCAGTACAGCAGAAATGGTGCCTGGATTTCCTGAAACATATTGCGGACCTTTTCCTCGATTTCCGGGGTAATGGTCGGTGGTGGATTCCCGTTCAAACGCGACAGAATGTGCGCTGCGTGCTCGTAATACTTGGATCGGCCCAGTTTCTTCAGGATTTCGCGAATCTCCTTTTCCGTCAAGTCTGCAATGTTATTGATCCGCCGTTTCCGGATTTCAAGAACCACTTCGTTCATCACCTCTTCCGGAATCATGGTCGATTCCTTGGCTTGGAACTGGTTGAGAATCTCGTTCAGGTGGTTGATCTTCTTGTAGGCGTAATTGTTCCGTTCCTTGGGCGGGTCCCGGAACGAGGGAAAGTCCGACACCACTAACGCATACTCTTCCGACCCGCAGTTCGGGCATACCAAGATTCCCTCGGAACTGATCTCTTCGCGCGCCACATTGCACTGGTTACAATGTTCCGTCATTTGCTGGACCACATCCGGGCAGTTGGACAGTTTCATGCGAGTCACATACTCGTCGAAGATCTGCTTGCGAGACACACCGTCCGTTGGAGCCGCCGAGGCAAAGAACTTCAAGAATGTATTGGCATCCTTGGGTGCCGCCACAGCAAGACTGGGTCCTTCCGTGCGCTTGTAGTACTCGGTTAAGATGTCCATGTTCTTCAGGTAATATCCCTCGATCGGATTCAGGTGCGACACTTCTTCTTCCAGTTCCTTGACACGCTTTTCCCATTCCGAGCATTGCAAGATCACCTTGACATCATTCGATGTCCGGGTCTCTTCAATTTTTACACGCAGTCCGTCTCGTTCTTCTGTCAATTCCATTTGCTTCGTCTTGGAATCCTTCAGAGTCTGTACAATCTCTTGATGCACAGAATCGAGCGTGCCCATTGAAGACGATCCGGTTTCGCGGATTCTGCGTACCTTGAACACATCCATACCACTCGTTCAAGATATTCGTGTAAGTAAGTAATGCCATTGCCTTTTAAAAGTTCGACCGGTGATTGGGAAATCGACTTAAAGGACGATGAGCTCTCGTATGTTTCCCACAAGGGATCCTACCTCTTCATTCCATCGGGAGGTCTTTCCATCATCAAGAAGCCACCTGCGTACCAGATCAAGTCGTCGGCTGACCCAAATATCATGATTCAAATCGACGAAGATGAAGCGAGTGTTGTATTCAAGGATACCGTTCTTGCATCCATCCATGGTTCTGAAGACTTGTACGACTTGATGAAACGAAACTTTCCTGCAAGCATTGACAACGGAAATCCGGCTATTGTTCCTCCGTCTTCGAATCCAGTGTCGCCTACAAACTCTCCAGCCCGGCGTGGAGGTCGTCGCACCCGGCGCAAATCTCATCGGGCTCGTAAGTAAATGGCCTGGGCGTGGATCTTGATTGTCGTAGGTATTGTTGCAGTGGCTCTCTACATGAACTCCCAATCCGACCGGTCGGCCGGACATTGTGCGTCATGTGAAGGTGCTACTGGGGATCGAACCCAGGTTCGGAGGTTCAAAGCCTCCTGTCCTGACCACTAGACTATAGCACCATATACTGATAGACACTTCCATGTAAAAGAGAAGTTAATTGAGGCGTTCCCCAACTGTAAGATTCAACGAAAGTGGTTCACGCGATTCTGGGCTTAACGTGTTCTCTAGAATCTTTAGGTCCTTTTTGGCTTCTACCAACTGATCATACGCATAGTCAATCGTCTTTGTGGGACCGTTAGGATAGTAGAGTGTGATACGCGGGTTAGATAGATGGTCGATTCCCAGCCAAACTTGCTGTAACCCTGTAAGTTCAACCAGTCTCCCTGCAACACGAACTGTACGCAACATACTATGTATCTATATTTGTCTTCCATGTAAAAAGGTTTTTTGTTTTGTTCTTGTTCTTCTTGTCGTTTTCAGCAGTTGCACCATCCGCGGGGGGAGCGCTCCTCCTCTTCGACCTCGATCTTGCTGCAGTCGCACTCGGCCCAGCTTTCAACGCCGCACTCCTCGCAGACGTTCTCCGGGTTCATGATGGCCTGGTGCCTGTCGCAGTCGTAGCACTCGCGCCTCTCCGCGTCACCCTTCTCGAGGTGGTAGTAGCCCTCGCAGCGGTTGCAGTAGCGCCTCTGCTCGCGAAGCATGTTCTGGCACGGGCGGCAGAGCGTGCGGCAGTCCTCCGAGCACACCATGTCGTAGAAGTAGTTGCACTCCTGGCACTTGCCCGTCATTTGGTTGCAGCACGATGGCGAGGAACCGTAGGCATCCTCCTCGCAGCTGGCACAGAGCGGGTCGTCGCCGCGGTAGCACGTGATGGTTCCGGATCCACACTCGATGCATCCAGGCTTCGGGATCCGGATCGGCGAAAGCGCGGGCTTCCGCTTGTTCAGCAGGCGCTGCCAATCCGCCTTCTGGGCGGGCGTCATCTTCGTCTTGAGCTTGTTCTTGATGTGTGCGCAGTAGTCGCAGCAGCTGGTGTCCGTTGCGTAGGCGTTGTCGCACTCCTCGCAGATCGGCTTGTACCAACTGACTGGCTCGTCACAGTCGTCCTGGCCGAAGCGCTCCTGCCAGCAGTCGCAGCAGTAGCCGTTGGCGCCAACGAGGATGTCCTCGCCGCAGCCCGGGCAGTCGCTTGAAACGGTCGAGGCCTCGCACTGGATGCACATCTCGTCGTGCTGGCCGACCGGGTTGGAGCAGTTGGACTCGCTGCAGAAGAAGAGGTGGGTGTTGAGCTTGGGGGAAACGATAGAGGAGGACATTTTGAAAGTTGAAGGAAGTAGAGTGTGGGGGGGAAGACATACTGGTTTGCAAATCCAGATTCCGTTTTCGACTATCCAACTGCCAGAACAAGTGAAACTTCCTTCATAAACGCGGGGTTCGTACAAACGGTCCGGAACATGCGGACTTGCCGAACAAGCTTACCAAAATCATGGCCAAAATTCTTCGTCATAAAAAAGAGGAGTAGATAGGCAGACCGGTTAATACCAGCCTGACAATGGACAAATACGGTTCCTTTTGACTCCCGAAGAAATTGGCGCATGAGGGACTCAAACCGCGGGTACCAATCGAGAATCTTCACATTCACCGAATCGTATGCAGCCATACACGCATACTTGTCTGGGTGCGCTTTCCGAAACCACAGGGGCGAATCTTCCGGAAATGCACAGTTAATCACGTGCGTGATTCCATGCTTGGCGACAAACATGGGTGTCAGCATATGGCCCGCACCCAAGAGAATGTTCGGGTACACTCGAACCGGCGGTTGGTTCATTGACTTGAACAGAGAAATTGTCTTTAGACCCCCATACTCGAAAAGAACACCACAAAGAGGTGGGAAATGATCACACTCGCAGCGCCAAGAATTGCCGCGCCCGTGTAGCTCACAACGCCTCCCGATGTGTACGCATTCGGGAAATACTGGAGGAGGAGGTTGCGCGGGGTGGAGAGGGAAATGATCGCAGCAGCCAAAAAGAAGCAGAAATAGATCTTGAGATTCCGAAACATCCAACCCATCGCGGGGAGCGTTGGCTTGAACGACGGTGTCATGCCCGAAGTCGGTCCGGGACCCGACGGCATGGGAACAACCGGTCCAGACGACTGGGGTCCCTGCGGACTCGGAAGCAGGGCGTCGAGAGAGGTTGCATCGTCCATTTTGTTTATAAGGAAGACGCGAATTCACAAGATGCGTCCTCGACGCGGAAGCGATAGCACTTTCCGTCGTATTGGCTTACCTTGGATGTTGCGTCTTGTAACGTGATTGCGAGAGCGTTCTTTGTATCGTAATTGCGGTGAAACAAGAGTGCAGCAATCCCAAGTCCGATAATGAACGAAAAGAAGGGGGCGCCTCGTTCGAGCACTCCAGTGATGATCATTACTTGAAGGATGCTAAAAGATTGAACGATTCTGGCTCCGTGGTGCACGGAACTTCAACCGGGGTGAGACGAATGCATCCGGTATCGGTCGTATAGACGGTCGAAGCATCAGCCGGGGTTGGAACGCGCTTCACAGTACGGGTGGGCGGGATAAAGACAGTCGACAAGATGAGCCCGCACACAAGACCAGCCGTGACCAGATGTAATTGGATCATCCTTTACTTCAACTTTCGAGATTTCTTTGAGAACCCTTTGAAATCACAAAGAAATAGAAGAGCACGTTAAGGCATGCGATTGCATAGGGTCCAACTGCTGCCAAGATTGCCATGATGAATTTGGTCACGGGAGAGGCTACAAGGTAGGCAGGCCAGGCAAAGAATCGTCCAACGTTTCCAAACCGCGTATCATTGGGGACGAGACCTGTGGCAAAGTTCTTGTCATTCATATCCCAGATCTTCCACGAATAGAAGATATTGATAAAGTAGAGAATCACGAGAAGAAACCCCATGGCGCCCAGGGACGCCCATACGCTTATTTGGTAGGCCATCGTGCTCGGTGCACAGTAGATCTGCCCGATTGTGGTGTACTCTCCCAGCATAACCGTTTCCGTTAGATTGTAGGAATCCGTATGCCCGCCCTCCTTGTCCGTGTACTCAATGAAGAATTGAACGGCTGGAAACCCTGCCTGCTTATCCTCCTCCTCGGTAGTCGTCAAGAGCTTCTTTTCACGAATTTGTGCATACAAGGGCTTCACTTCGAACTTGGCAACGCCGCCACAGAGTTTCGGAATTAAGTCCAAGACATCGACATCGTCCTTTGCCGTCTTGATTCGGGCACTTGTGATTGTAGTCACCGGACCCACAGGTGGGACGTGAGGAGTATCCATTGTTATGATGCAAACACGAGATTTGCCAGTCCGCTGACAATACGGATAAAGTTATAGGATTCCACGTAGGTAATGACGTCATAGGTGTAGGAGAATAATAAAGTACCCGTGCTCGATTGAATCACCGTCACGACATCGGAGGGTTGATACAGTAACTGTCCAGTGCTTGGATTGATCAAGTTCAAGTTTGCAGCCGGAATGATGGTCGGATTCTGGTTAAAGACCGTTGAGCGAAGCACGCAGACCTGCGTACCACCTCCAGCCAAGGTACTTAATGCAATCGGCTGCT